TTCTATCAAGTTATTGCAGGTGCCTTTTACACACTAGTAATATACTACATAGGAACATTTAATCCTAATAACTTTATAATGAGAGACTTTCCAGACCCAAGTTTTCATTATACTAACAAGGAAGAATATGTTGATAGAATTAATCAATGTGTAGATAAAATAGAATCAACAATAACAAGAAACAATTACATACCTAGAAATATGATAATTGCACAGTCAGTTCTAGAGACAGGCTGGGGTGAATCAGACTTAGCAAAAGATTCAAACAATCTATTTGGTATAAAAGCATTTTCAAATAAAGTACCTCATAGACATGCAAAAGAAAACGAGAATGTCATGTACAGAGTATTTTTAAATAAATGTGATTCGGTAAAAGAATATTACCGTTTATTAAATACACATGAGGCATATTATAAGTTTAGAAAGTATAGAACATATACATTAATGAATGATGAAACTATGAATCCTAAAGTCGCAGTAAAGACTATGGACAGATATAGTGAGACACCAGATTACGCTGATAGAGTTATTAGAATAATTAAAGACTTAGAAACATTATAAATAGTTAGATGTTTTTAACTTACTTAACACTCATTAGTGGTATATCTTTATCTATTATAGCCGCAGGTTATAGTATAATAGGGTTAGCAGCTTTATTTGCAGGTGCCACAACAGCGATATATGCCATGGGTGGGGCATTAGAAGTTGCAAAACTTGTTATGGCAAGTTGGTTGTATAATAATTGGAACAGTCCATTATTACCGAAGTCAATCAAATATTATCTAACAAGTGCAGTTGTAGTTTTGATTTTTATAACTTCGGTAGGAATATTTGGGTTTTTATCTAAGGCACATTTAGACCAAGTTGTGCCAGAAAGTAATAATGCATTACAGATAGAAATAATAGATGAACAAATAGAACAAAGACAAAAAACTATTGACCGTTCTCAAAAACAATTAACGAGAATGGATGATTTGATTGAAACTCAATCAGAAGAAACAAGTTGGTTTACTAGTAGTTCACAAAAGGCAATAACTGAAAGAAATAATCAAAAACTAGAAAGACTATCTCTTGAAGAAACTATAGACCAAAGTTTAAATAAGATAAATGAATTATCTGATAAGAAATCAGGTATACGAACAGAACAATTAAAGATAGAGGCAGATTTAGGTCCTATCAAGTATGTTGCAGAATTTTTATATGGTGATGAGGCAGTAAATCACTTTGACAAGGCTGTACGAATCATTATTATTATACTGATATTTGTATTTGACCCTGTTGCAGTTCTTATGTTGATATCAGCAAACATATCATTACGAGAGAGAAGAATGAATCAAAACAGTAATCTAGAAAATTATATTGATGAATTAGAGGACAATAATAATGATATTAAAAACCTATTACAAGATAGAAAAGATGAATTAGTTAAAGAATTAGTTGAAATAATTACAGCAAATAAAAAAGATTGGAAAAAAGATAGGGATTTTAAAGAATTTATGGAATCCCTTACTGATGAGGAAAGAGCAATACTAAGTCCAGATGAGATTAAATTGAAGTTGAATCAGATACATACATGGTCTGAAGGTGATGATAAATACAAAAATAATGTATAAAAAGCTTGACAAAGAGATAGAAATACAGTATAATAGGAACTATGAATATATTTGCATTAGATAAAAGTCCAGAAGTATCTGCTGAAATGTCATGTGATAAACATGTAGTCAAAATGATACTAGAATCAGCACAGATGTTATGTGCTGTACAAAGAGTACAAGATGGTGAGATGTACTATGATAAGTCAGCGAATGGTCGCAAAATCAAGAGATGGCGTCATCCTAATACTATGATGGAACAGACATTGTACAAGGCAGGGTGGATTAATCATCCATCAACCCAATGGGTTATGAAAAGTGCATACAATTATAACTGGTTGTATAGACACTTCATTGCTCTTAACGAAGAATTTAAGAAGAGGTTTAAAGGCGTAGACCATACTTCAGTTGTAAAACTAAAAGAAGTATTGAGAAACCCACCTAAAAACTCTCCTCTTAATGTAGTCGGAACTTTACCTACACCTGCTATGCCAGATGAATGTAAAGTGCCAGGTGATGTGGTAGGAAGTTACCGCAAATATTATATAATGAAGAAGCGAGACTTTGCCACATGGAAAGAACCTTCAAAAGTTCCCGAGTGGTACAGTCAAGCAATAGGAGAATCAATATGATTGACAAAATAAAAGATATATTTGATGATTTACCTGATATTGTTAAGGCGATACTTTTAATATCTGCCGTATCAATATTTTGGGACATAGTAGTAGGATTCAAAATATAGCAGGAGAAAATTATGGCAGGACTTAAAGGAAGTAAAACAGAAGAATGTTTAAAAGACGCTTTCGCTGGTGAATCACAAGCGAATCGTAGATATCTATATTTCGCCGCTAAGGCAGATGTAGAAGGTGAGAATGATGTTGCACAAGTATTTCGTTCAACAGCAGAAGGTGAAACTGGACATGCACATGGTCATTTAGAATATCTTGAAAAAGAATGTGGTGACCCAGCAACAGGTGAACCTATAGGTGATTCAAGAGCAAATTTAAAAGCAGCTATTGTTGGTGAAACACATGAGTATACAGATATGTATCCAGGTATGTCAAAAACTGCTCGTGATGAAGGCTTTGATGAAATCGCTGATTGGTTTGAAACACTTGCAAAGGCAGAAAGGTCTCATGCAAATAGATTTACTAAAGCATTAGAGAACATGAATTAATGCCTACTTATACTTTTCACAATAAACAAACAGGTGTTGTTGAAGACCAGATGATGAAAATTGCTGAGAAAGAACAATACCTGATTGATAATCCTGATGTCGAACAAGTACACACAGGACTAAATATAGTAGCAGGTCAAGGAACATTTAAAAACGATTCTGGTTGGAAAGATAATCTATCTAGAATTGCAGAGGCACATCCAAGGTCTGCTCTTGCAAATAGTGTAGGAAAAAAATCTATTAAAGATATAAAAACAAACCAGGTGGTTAAAAAACACCAAGAGAGAGCAAAGAGGAACAAGTAATGTCAGATATACCTGATTATATGAGAGGTTTTGACTTAGACCAAGATTTTGGTTTTACACCAGTCAATCAAAAACCTGTAGAAGAAAAGGTTGTAGTGGGTGAGAACAAAGAGACTAACTTAGAATTAGCAAAAGTTAAGTCTGATGTATCATCTATTAAAAGTATGATGAATGAAGTCATGCAGATTGTTGCTGAAAAAGATACAATTACAAAAGAAGTTACTGATGAACAAACAAAGGCAAGATTCAAAGAATTAGAAAAGGTGATATTACCTTTTTTATATAATCTTGCAAAGAGTGAAGAAGATTATATATACTGGCCGAATAGGGCACCTATTATAAAAGCACAAATTGATAAAGTGCTTAAATTGACCAGGTAAACGATTTGAAAACTATATTATGAAAAGCATAGTCAGGTTGCTGACTTAAATAAACAATGGTGGACCGCTTTTCACCTAAAACAATAACGAGGTAAATAATGGAAAATACAGTAATAGAGTTATCATATGCTCTAGACACATTATATTTTCTTGTAATGGGTGCTTTTGTTATGTGGATGGCCGCTGGTTTTACAATGCTAGAATCAGGTTTAGTTAGGGCTAAAAACACAACAGAAATCCTTACAAAAAATATAGCACTATACTCTATATCATGTTTATGTTACATGATTATAGGATACAATATAATGTACTCCGGTGGGTTGTCTCTATTCTTAGGGGCAGATAATACAACAGAGGCAGTACTTGCTAGTGGTGGAGATATATACTATTCGTATATGGCAGACCACTTTTTTCAAGTTGTATTTGTAGCAACAGCATGTTCGATAATATCAGGTGCAGTTGCAGAAAGAATGAAACTATGGCCGTTTTTATTATTTTGTGTAATAATGACAAGTTTCATTTATCCAATTCAAGGTAGTTGGAAATGGGGTGGTGGATTCCTAGATGAGGCAGGATTTTTAGATTTTGCTGGTTCAGGTGTAGTTCATTTATGTGGTGCAACAGCGGCTCTTGCCGGTGTTTTAGTACTAGGTTCAAGAAAAGGTAAATATGTAGACGGCAAAGTAAACGCTATGCCTGGTGCAAACTTACCACTTGCAACATTAGGTACATTTATATTATGGTTAGGTTGGTTCGGATTCAATGGTGGGTCAGAATTAATTATATCAAATGTTGCAGAGGCAAATGCAGTATCATTAATATTTGTAAACACAAACTTGGCAGCTGCCGGTGGTGTTATGGGTGCATTAATTGTATCTAAAGTATTATTTGGTAAATCAGACTTAACAATGGCACTTAATGGTGCAATTGCAGGTCTAGTTTCAATAACAGCAGAACCTTTAGCACCAACACCAGGACTTGCAACAATAATAGGTGCAGTAGGTGGTGTAATAGTAGTATTCTCTATCATCGCTTTAGATAGACTAAAAGTAGATGACCCTGTTGGTGCCATATCAGCACACGGAACAGCAGGTATATGGGGATTACTTGCAGTAGTATTTACTACAGGAACACTATCAGCACAATTATACGGAATAGTAGTAATCTTCGGATGGACTTTCGTAGTCAGTACACTATTTTGGTATGCAATTCATCTTTCATTCGGTGTCAGAGTATCCGATGATGATGAAGAGGTAGGAGTTGATGTATCTGAATGTGGTCTGGATGCTTATCCAGAATTTACAAAATCATCTGTAAAAGCACCTTCAGTATATCCAAAATAATAAATAATAAGTATCAACCAGCATTGACATTTCGTGCTGGTTGATATATAATACATAGATAAAATATAATTGAGAACAAATATGAAATTTATACACACAGACATTGATAAGACAGTATTACCCCAAACAAAAGGTAAGAAAGTTGGTAATCATAGATTTTACGATATAGATGGTACAAACTATCCATCTGTAACTTCAGTATTGAGCATGAGAAAGTCAGAAGGACTTCAAAAATGGCGTAAGTCAATTGGCGAAAATGTTGCTAATTGGGAAATGAGAAGATGTGCAAACAGAGGTAAATCTCTACACACATTAGTAGAACAATACATGAAGAACGAAACACCATCCATAAGGGATGTCCTACCATTAGGGTTATTTAAATTAATGAAACCCTATCTAGACCAAATTAATAACATTAGATTAGTAGAAGAAATTATGTTTAGTAAAAACTTGACAATTGCAGGTCAAGTAGATTGTGTTGCAGAATACAATGGCAAACTATCAGTTATTGATTTCAAAACAGCAAATAAAGAAAGAATCGAGGAGTGGGTAGAAAACTATTTCCTACAATGTACAGCGTACTCAATGATGTATGCTGAAACTTTTAATGAACCAATAGAACAAATAGTCATACTAATGGCTGCAGAAGATGGTTCAATGAAAGCATTTGTGAAAGAACCGAAAGATTATGAAGAAGAATTACAAAAGTCAATTCAAACTTTTTATGACACAGTTAATCCACAATTACAAGAGGTTAAATAGTTTAGGCACTCTACCACTTTAAGAAGTGCCGGAGCTTGGTGTATGCTCGGCACACAGAAATACACCCCAAGGATTTTATATTATGAACGCTAAACAATTCAGTCTAAAGATAGAACAAATAAAAAGAGAAAATGGCGACATGTCTTACATGGATGCCATTCTCTACTATTGCGATAAAAATACCATAGACCCTGCCGAAGTAGGAAGATACATTTCTAAAAGTTTAAAAGAAAAAATTACAATAGAGGCACAAGGTCTAAATTTGATTGAGAAAGGAGGAAAACTACCTTTATGACCTATGATGGTTTTGCAGTTTATAGAAAGTATCTAGCATATAAATTACATTTCACAACAGACAAGTATGACTACACAGAACATAGTGGCATGGTACATACTAAACTAGAAACATTTACAAAAAGAAATGATAGATATATGTTTCACAAACTAAGTGTAAAGTAT